TATATGATTGCAAAGAACATAATACTTATTCAAAAGATACTCCGTGTACATATGCAGTTCAATTTACAATTATAAACAATAAGCTTTGTATGTCTGTCTATATGCGTTCTAATGACATCTGGTACGGTTTCTGTAATGATCAGTATCAGTTTTCATCATTGCAAAAAATGATCGCAGAGAGATTAAATATTGAAATTGGTTGGTATTACCACCATGCTCACAACATGCATTTGTATAACGATAAACTTTAAAAATTATGTATTATTTATACCACATACCAGGTAAAAAGATCGGTGTTACACGTAATCTTAATACACGGGTTACCCTTATGCAAGGTTATAAGGAGAATGAGTATGAAGTTCTTGAACAGTCAGACGATATAGATTATATATCAGACCGTGAAATAGAACTTCAAAAGTCTTACGGCTATAAAGTCGACAGAAAATTATATAAAAACTTATTTAATAAAATGAAAATAAACGCAACACAACAAACCTCAACTTTTCCAGTACCAGTTAATAAATTAAAAGGTAGATTAAGGGATAACATAGGTTTAAAATGGCAAACTGATTTTGGCCAGTTCGAAATTACAGAACAAAACGTTTTGTGGATAATGGCTAACGTTAAAGAGTCAATGTATAACGCTAAGAGATGTTATATATATAACAAAGCTTTTTATGAAGCGTTTTTTAATCCTCATCATACACCAAGTTCTTCGGCAGAAAGATTTGATTTAATACGTGATTGGGCAGCTAAAAGAGGTATATACCAAACAGGCAACTCACATACTCAGTACGTCAAGCTTATGGAAGAGGCTGGCGAGCTTGCTCAAGCATTGCTTAAAAAAGACAAGCCTGAAATACAAGACGCTATAGGTGATATGGTTGTTGTATTGACTAACTTAGCTTATCAAGAGGGTTTTGAAATTGAAGACTGTATTGATGCTGCTTACACTGAGATAGCTGCTAGAACAGGTAAAATGATTAACGGAACATTCGTAAAAGATGCAAATTAAAACACAAGACAAGATAGTACAAAACGTACTAAGGAAGATGGACGAACGTAGCTTGATAGGTCAAAAGAAATATGGAGCTACAATGATGCAAGAGATCGAAGGTCAGAAAAAAGATCTAGGTAGATTCATTGTTGATGTACAGGAAGAGCTTATGGATGCTATATTGTATCTTGAATCAGCAAGACATTGTTTACGTGATGAAATTGAAGAAGCTTTATTACATCAAAAATGGGAAGACAACGAGGGTATTAACAATATAGATGTTTATGGGGAAGAAATCTTTTAAACGCAAAAAAGGTCCAGTACAGTCGAAGAAGATCTCATATGATGGGATCAACTTCGCGTCTGGTCTTGAGCGTTATATGTATATGGCCTTACGTAAAGCTAAAATAACTGCTTTATATGAAGGTCAAACATTTGAGTTATCAGAGTCTTTTGACTTCCCATTTGAATCATACGAAAGGTGTGGCAATGGCAAAGGGGACTACAAAAACAGAGGTAACAAAAAAATACTTAATATAAAATATACACCAGACTTTGTAGGTAAGGGTTTTATAATTGAAACTAAAGGTAGAGCAAACGAATCATTTCCATTACGTTGGAAATTATTTAAAAAACTAATTACTGAAAGACGATTAGGGCCACTTACATTATATAAACCACAAAATCATAAGGAATGCGACGAGACAGTAAGGTTAATCCTTTCGAAGCTAAAAGATTAGCTAGAAAAAAGTATGCTGAACGGCAAATAGATAAATGGTGGAAGTGGAGCTGGGAAGTTAGAAACAAAGTTAAATTTAAAGAATTAGTAGAAATACAAGATAAATATGGAATCAAAACAGAGTAAAAACTGGAGTTTATCAGTAGGCACATATCCAGGTGTATTACTAGGAGCAAGAACTTACGATGAACGAGATCAAATAACGCATGTATTATATATACCTTTTATTGATATAGCATTAGAAATTTTTAAATAAATGGGATTATTCGATGAGCGCATAGCGTACAAACCATTTGATTATCCTGAATACTACAACGAAGGTTGGTTAAAACAAGCTCAAGCATTTTGGTTACATACTGAAATCTCAATGCAGAGCGATATAAAAGATTGGAATGAAAGACTTAACGAAAAAGAAAAACACCTTGTCGGGAACATACTTCTTGGATTTGCGCAAACGGAATGCGCGGTATCAGACTATTGGACCCAAAACGTCGTATCGTGGTTTCCTAAACACGAAATAAGACAAATGGCTATGATGTTTGGCTCACAGGAAACTGTGCATGCTGTGGCATACAGCTATTTAAATGAAACTTTAAAGCTAGAAGATTATGAAGCATTTTTACACGAACCAGCGACGTCTGCTAGATTTGATAATTTGGTTGCTTACGACGGTAATGATCATGTGGGTATTGCGAAAAGCTTGGCTGTATTTTCAGCCTTCGCTGAAGGAGTTAGTTTGTATAGTGCTTTTGCAGTGCTTTATAGTTTTCAGCTTCGAAATTTACTCAAGGGTATCGGGCAACAAATGAAATGGTCAGTAAGAGACGAATCATTGCACAGTAAAATGGGTTGCAAGCTATACCGTGATATGTGCAGTGAAAACGATCAATTACTTCACTTATGTAGACAAGATATAATTAAAGCCGCTGAGACTATGGTCAAGCTTGAAAGTAATTATATTGACAAAATGTTTGAAGCTGGAGATATTGAAGGTATATCAGCTAATGATTTAAAACAATTTATAAAAAAGAGAGCAAATGAAAAACTTGTGGAACTTGGTTATGTTGACCTTGGATCGTATTTCGCGTATGACAGTAAAGCAGCGAGTAATCTTGATTGGTTCTATCATCTTACCGGCGGGGTCACTCATACTGATTTTTTCGCGATTAGGCCAACGGATTATTCAAAAGCTGGCGAAGGAGAAGACTTCGAAGATATCTGGTAAAATAAATATAACCGAGCAAGATATATACAACGACCTTAACTGGACAGGTGTAAGAAACTTTGTAAAAAAAGAAAAATTAAAATGAAAGAAAACACACTAATAGAAATGAAAAACAAAGTTGATGCAATGGCTAGAGTCATGCAGCAGCTTATAACCGAAATACAATTTACTAGAGAAGTAGCTGTAGGTTCTTTAGAAACAATTAAAAAAATGCCAGGATATGACGAAGCGTTGGAGCAACTTAAAAATGAAGTTACTGAAAAACCTAGTGAGGCAGAAGAGGCTAAGTCCTTGGAAGCGGTTAGCGACTAGGGCAGGATACATGGGTGCAGGCTTTTTGATTGCAGCACAATGGACATTAGAACCTAGGCTTTATATCCTAGGTTTTATTTGTGTCATGATACAAACAGCCTCAAGAAAACAATGGAATTTAGTAGCTTTAAACCTTAACGGTTTAATAGCTTGGATAAAACATCTTATAGTATAAATATGTGGAATAATGAATGGAAAAAAGGAGAAGATTACCCTAAGTGGGGTGATACAGAAGTATACAAAAAAACAATATCTGGTGGATACTTATTACAAGATGAGACTCCTCGTGATGCTTACATGCGTGTTGCTAAAACTGTGGCTAGACGATTATATAAGCCCGAAATGGCAGAAACGTTTTTTGATTACATTTGGAACGGCTGGCTTTGTTTGGCTAGTCCTGTGTTATCCAATACAGGTACTGATCGCGGTTTACCTATTAGCTGTTTTGGTATCGATGTTGCTGATTCTATACAGGATATTGGTCAAAAAAACTTAGAGATGATGCTACTCGCTAAGCACGGCGGTGGAGTTGGTATCGGTATAAATCAAATAAGACCCGCCGGCGCTAAAATAACAGGTAATGGAACAAGTGATGGAGTTGTGCCGTTTTGTAAAATATACGATTCAACTATACTTGCCACTAATCAAGGATCTGTCCGACGAGGAGCAGCATCGGTTAATATCAATATTGATCATGCCGATTTCGAAGAGTGGCTTGAAATACGTGAACCCAAAGGAGACGTCAATCGTCAATCGCTCAACTTGCACCAGTGTGCTATTGTCGGCGATAAATTCATGCGAAGACTTGAAGCTGGAGATAAACAAGCAAGAAAACGTTGGGGAAAACTTCTTCAAAAACGTAAAGCTACTGGAGAACCTTATATCTTATTTAAAGGGAACACAAATAAAAATAACCCTAAAGCGTACAAAGACAACGGTCTCAAGGTACACATGACAAACATATGCTCAGAGATTACATTGCACACAGATGAAAATCACAGCTTTGTATGTTGTTTATCATCATTAAATCTAGCAAAATATGAAGAGTGGAAAGGTACTAACCTTATTTATGACAGCATATGGTTCCTTGATGGAGTCATGGAAGAGTTTATACAACGAGCTAAAGGCTTACGAGGCTTCGAGAATGCAGTACGATCAGCTACGAAAGGAAGAGCGCTTGGCTTGGGAGTTCTGGGCTGGCACACATACCTACAAGAAAAAGGTATATCGTTCGAAGGCTTACTTGCTCAGTTTGAAACTAGGAAAATTTTTAGTCAAATCAAAATTGAAAGCGAAAGAGCTTCCATGGCACTTGCTGAAACTTACGGCGAGCCTCTGTGGTGTTCTGGTACTGGTATGCGTAATACTCACCTGCGTGCTGTTGCTCCCACTGTTAGTAATTCAAAGCTTAGTGGAAACGTCTCGCCAGGCATAGAACCTTGGGCTGCAAATGTATTTACTGAGCAAACCGCCAAAGGGACTTTTATACGTAAAAACCCTACCTTGTTAAAACTATTAAGAAAACTTAAAATAAATAACAATGAAACGTGGGATAAGATCATGGCTGATGGTGGTAGTGTGCAAAATATTGCTGAGCTTGATGATGTTGTGTTGGCACACGAAACACCCGCAAAGGAGGTATTTAAAACTTTTAAGGAGATTAATCAACTAGAATTAGTTAATCAAGCTGGACTGAGACAGCAGTATGTAGATCAGTCGGTTAGTTTAAACTTAGCTTTTCCTAGTGTAGCTACACCTAAATGGATTAACAAAGTACATTTTGAAGCATGGAAGAAAGGTGTTAAAACTTTATATTATACGCGGACAGAATCTGTCTTGCGTGGAGATATTGCACAGCAAGCTATGAGTGAAGATTGCATTGCGTGTGATGGCTAAAGGCTAAAAGTTATAACTTTTTTATACATATGAAAACCAATTCGTATAAAAAATTCAATAATCTATACATATAAATCAAAAAAGGGCTCTCGATATGAGGGCCCTTTCTTGGTTACAGGAACTTTTGGGTATGGTACGCCCATTTTATTTTTGTTCCTTATAGTTTATCAACGCCTTTTATGGCTCCTTTTTTCAAAACATTTTTTGCTACATATTTACCGATATTGTAAAGACCTTTAGCTCCTCCTCCTAATATTAAGCCTAAGCTGCCTGAGCTTCCAAGTCTTTGCTGCATCATTGCCTCAGGAATATCTCTTAATAAATCTTGCTTATGTTTTTCTTCTTTTGAAATATTGTTTTCACTATTCATTCTTTCTTTAGTAGCTTTAATTTCAGCTAATCTTTCATAAGTAGAATCATCTAACTCATTTTGTTTTAAAGCACTATTTCTTTTTACCTTGACTAGTCTTTTTTCTTGTCTAGCAAGTTTTTTCTGAGCTCTTTTTTCACTTCTACTTTCTTCATAATCTTCAGAAGGTGAATTAGATCTAATAAAAGCTTTTTTTCTAGTTTTTTCTATTTTTTCTCTTAATTTTTGCTCTCTTTGTAGTATTGGATTATCTGTTTTTGGCTTTTTTGATTTAATAACCTCTCCAGGACTATAATAATTGTTTTCTGCTCTTCTTGATTCAGAGTCATAAATATAGTCAATATGCTTGTTAAAAGGATCATTTGTTTTTAAGCTGTCTATAAATTTTTTAACCTCTGGTTTTTCAAATCTACTAAAGTTTTCGTATTGTTGTTTAGCATTTTCTTTTTTTGCAAAAGGAGATGATTGATGTGGTAGTTTAAAGCTCATGATTTTTTTTCTTTATGTTTATTACAAAATGTTTTAGCAGCAGCAACACTTCCAAATCCCCATTTTTTTAAAGCCATAGCTTTTTTAGTTGGTTCTCCTTTAGCGTCTTTCATAGCGCCGGCCATACCTGCGAATCTACACGCAAATGATACTCTTCGTTTACCGGTTCCAGACGTCTGTCTTGATCCTAGTGATTTACCAGTTTCTTTTTTATACTTAGATCGCATCTTGCGATTAGACTTTTCGTAAGCCTCTTCTTTTATGTTTAGTGGTGATTTCATATATTACAATATTCATTATAAGCGTCAAAGCACGGACAACTTTTTGCAGCAAACTCGTTGTGACCATGTATCGTAGCGCTTGGGTGCATTTTCTTTAATGTTTTAAGCAGTAATAACAAGCTTTCTTTTTGCTCAGATGTTCTAGTATCTTTAGCAATCCATTTGCCATTAGAGCCACGTTCTGATTCAACGCCTCCAATATAACAAATTCCTATAGAACCTTCATTTTCACCTTTTACGTGAGCTCCTTGCTTGTATATGCTACGGCCATATTCTATAGTACCGTCTAGCAAAACAACATAATGGTAACCTATACCATTCCAGCCTCTTTTTAAATGCCACCGATTTATTTCAGCGGCATCTAAATCTCTACCTTCTTGAGTTGCAGAACAATGAACGATAATTTTATTTATCGATCTCATCTTTTTTGTTTAAATTTATCCATTTAGTAACGGTATACCCTATTGTTACTGCCAAAAGCAATATTTTCATACCCATTTCTAAAGTAGTAAAGGTTGTAACGCCTAATGTCGAAGCGTTTATTATGTATAGTTTTATTTGCTCGGTCATTATATTAATTTTTTACAAACACATTCCGCTACAGGACAGTCTTTTACGTTAACAATTAATTTTGAAACTAACCAGTTCCATTTACACATTAGCTTACACCAATAAGCCTGCATCCATAATCCTAATCTTACTAATAATTTTCCCATAGTTTATATTTTTTTACAATCATTAACTGTTTCACCTGTTCCGCTTGGTGATGGCTTAGTGCCAACTTTTTTATATCCGTCCCAACATTTTGAATTCTTAGAATTAGCACCTTTGAATTGTGTAGGTGCAGAGTATTTCATTTTGTAAGGTGATTTACATTTTGTTTTTTGTAACGCGCTCATTTTTTGTTTTTCTTTTGTAGTTCAATTATTTTTTTAACTCTGTTTTCTTCGTATTTTAATGCCTTTATTTCTTTTTTAGTTAATCCTAAATCTAATAGCATTGTTTTTTGTTCAGCCGCAGAAGTTTCTTTTTTCATAACGTTTATTTCTTCTATAGCTTTTTCTTCTGCTGAAAGCTCTTTTCCTTCACCAACTCCATAATAAGGTAATCCAACGTCCCATGTGCTCCAACCTAATCCTAAAGCTATTTTTTGCCAAGCTTTGGTTTGATCGCTTAGTATATTTCTTAAAGCGTTTATTTTTACAACAGCCTCGTCTGTAGGTATGTTTGTTAAAGCAGATATAGTTTGAGCTACTGCTAAGTAAGCTGGATTGTTTAAATGAATACCTTGTCTTTCTATGTCTTTTTTATTCCAAGAAAAAGTATTAGCAGAACTATTTAGTTTTCTTAATTTAGCTTGTATTGGAGGTGATATAGAAAATAAATCATCTACAGCTTTAGAATAATCGGAAGAGTTTTTACCCATTTCTTCAGCTATTGTCATTAAAGTATTTTTTAACGTAACAGTTAAAGCTCCTTGTATACCTAAACCTCTTACTTGAGAATCAAACATGCCATTTAAAGTTCTTGATATTCTCTGTGATCTTTTAGCTTGATCTTTTTCATCTGACTCATCACCGTCAAACAACAGGAATTGTACTCCTTGTTGTAAAGCGTTAAACATAAGGTTTTGCACTGTAGAGTAATATACTAATTTAGATAAGTTTTCTTTATCATTACCTCTTCTATTAACCAAGTCTTGTATTGCTCTTTTTTGTATTCTAGCATACTGCATTTGTGTGTTACCAAAAGATAATATTAATCTACCAGCAGCTGATCTTTGTTGATCGCTAATCTTTGCGGCATTACTAGACTGCTGACTAGTTTCTGATATATCTCTAAAATCTTCAAAGGCTTGTTTCTCAGCTGTTTCAGGATCCATACCTTGCTTAATAAGAGAATCATATCTATTTCTATAAAACGTTGCACCACCTGTTGCTATAGCAAAACTATCTGCGTATCTTGTAAATACAAAACCTTTGTTTAAAGCAAGAGCTATAAAGCCTTGTATTTTATTTTCTTTACTAGCAGCTAAATCAGCTATTTCAGATTCACTAATGTTTATTTTTAAACCATCTCTTCTAGATTTTAAGTAAGGAGAGTTTAATAAAAACATTACATCTTTCCAGTATTGTGGTTGATTAGCAACTGCTTTTGCAGCTTTTAAAGGGTTGTTGTCACTCCAGTTTACAAAGTTAACATTAGATATCATTTGTAATAAAGCTGATCTAGTGTTAAGGAACATAACAACACCAACGGAGTTATTTATCCAATCATACCATTTCTCTGTAATAGAATCAGTATTACTGCTTCTGTTGCTACCACGTTTCATAGCATCTAAACTGTTTCTTAAAGCTTTAACATAACCACTTCCAAATGCAGCTTCTAGTTTATTTATTATAGCGTCACTAAATATAATATCTACATTTTCTTGCCATTCTTGTAAATATAGTTTTCTATTAACTTTATTTATACCGTTTATTATATCTGTAGTTATAGTACCTGCAACCCAACCAGCGCCTGGTTTAGGATATTCTTTTCCTTTTTGAATTTTAATAAGCTCATCAGAAAAAACTTTTAAATCTGGATCAGCTTTTACAAAATCACTTAATCTTTTTAAATCTCTTTTAGATAAACCAGGTATTGTCATACCTTGTTGCCCCCATATATAAGCTCTTATTGCGTGTTCAAATGTAAATTTACCTATACCAGTTTCTTTTTTTAAACTTTTTGGAAGTTTAGGAAAAGCAGCCTTTAATGCGTTATAGTCACTAGCTGCTGATATTTTAGCTGCATCAATTTCTATTTCAGCTCTGTTGTAGGGATCTAATACATTGTCTTTGAAGAAAGCCATTTGCGCATCACCTATTTTTCCTTTGCCTAACATTTTATATATTAAGCCAGTAAAATCTTCAGCAGAAGGTGGTATGTAAAAATTATATTTACCTTTTCCAGCTCCTATAGTTTTAGCTTTTGCTGCTGAGTAGTTTTTGTAAGCTTCAATACCTGTCTTTTTCTCTATTATATCATTCATAATAGTTGTAAAGTTATTTTGCTTACTTCTCATAGCTTGAACAACAGTGCCTTTAATATCTAATGCATTGTAAACGTCACCTACAGCTTGAGTGTTTAATATAGCATCGTCACTAAAATAGAAGTCGTTGTAACCTTCAGCTACTTTGCTTACCATCCAATTTGCCTTGGCTTGCGCCGCTCCATCTGCTAAACCTACTATGTTATCAAACTTAAGTGTTACACCTTCAGATTTTAACCATTCAAATATAGCTGTAGCTGCTTCTGGTGCTCTTGCTGTCAGTATAAATACATTTGAGTTACCGTATTTATCTACTGCTTTTTTTAGTTTATCAAATAAAGGTCCTCTTTTACCATCAACAACTTTATTAAAATCACTAAAATCAAACTCTGCTCCTAATGCTTCTAAATTACTATGTTCTAAAGCAAACTCTGTGGCGTTTAATATTCTTATACCACCATTTGGCATTGTAACAACAATCTTACTATTAGTTATACCAACTGTATCGTCAAAATCTAAAACAGATATACCTTTTACAGGCGCGTTAGGATCTTGAGCTACTCTTCTAGCTTTATCGTAGTCATCTAATATTTTTATTTTATCAGCAACAGTTTGACTACGCATTACTTTTTTACCAAAAGTTCCGTCTATGTTTTCAGCAGCTTTTATTTTTAAAGGTAAAACTTTTGTTTTAAAGCTTGTAAATTCTGCTTTTGCTTCTGCCAAAGTTATTTCACCTGTTAAAACTTTAGTTATTAAACCATTAGCAAACTCACCTGCTATTGCTGCACCAGTCTCAGATTTTATATTTAATTTACCTACAAAAAACTCACCTATAGTCATTTTAGGTTTTATAAGTTTGTACTCAAAAGGGTTTGATGTATTGTTAGTACTATATCTTATCCAAGAAGCTAAACCATCTGGTAAAAAATCTAATTTACCTTGCTCTATTAAAGGTATTACAATTTCATAAAAACTAGCAGGCATAGATTCGTTTAAACCAAGTGGTTTTAAACTTAAGTCCTCATTGTATCTTAATCCGCCTTGAGCGTAAGACTTTTGTATAATTTTAAATTCAGATTCAACTTTACCTTTTATTGCAGCATCTAATAATTGCTTAGCAGCTTGAGTAGCTGGCATCATGTGTTCTTCTGTTATTTTAGTAACATCTATTTCACCTGTAATAGGATTTATAGGATAAAAAACAGTCGGTGCTAAAAACCTCAAAGGATGGTTTTGATCTGCGGCACTATCAGCTATAAATCTAGCAAAATCTGGAGCTGAGTCTGGGTTTTTCTTTATATAATCTTGTATAGAAACAAAAAGTTTTTTAAGTAGATCTAGTTTCTTTTTTATTAAACCAGGATCATCTATAAATCTTTCTATAGTTTTTTTGTTTAACACGCTACCTTTGTTACTATACTTTATTCTACCTATAGGACCTTTTTTTATTTCAGTAGATATAGCTGCTTGAAACTTAGGTACAGTATTAAAAGTTAAACTAAAACCGCCAGTCATACCTCTTTGAATAAGATATCCTAATTCAGGATTTAATTTAATAAAATCATCTATAGTATTAACAAACTTTCTACCTTCTGGAGTTGTTAAATCAAATTCTTTTTTAGGAACTCCTTTAGAGTTTAAAATCGAAGTTGCTATTTTAGTCAACAAAGGTAGTTCTACTGGGAAAACACCTTTTAGCCAATTTCTTTTAACTTCTTTTGATCTTTTAACTTGTGCTTTTTGTCTAGCTCCTTCTGCTCTTGTCTTAACACCTTCTGCTACTTGTTGATCAATAGCTAATTCAACACCTTTTAAAACTTGAAGTCTAGCTAACAACTCCATAAAACCTTTAGCTGCTTGAGCCGTGCCTGATCTTGCGTCTTTAATATTACCAGAAGGATCCATTCCAAACACAGAATAAAAATAAGGTAGATCTAGTTTGTTTGGATCTAGTCTATATTGTATTTGATTGTTTACTTTTAAAGGCTTGCCATCTGGACCTTTTAATTGTATATAAAAAGCATCTAATAGTTTTTGAGCAAGCTTTCTACCTTCACCACCTATTTTTATAGGTTTACCGTTTTTATTTTTTATAGTTAGTATGTCAGCATTACCTTTTATTTGTTTTAATATAGATAAAAAAGCTGGTCCATTGTTTTTTATAAACATTTGTACAGGTGTAACTTCACCTTTACGTAAGTTATCTTTTGGGTTTAATATACGTGATACTGGTATACCTAGTTGGTCTGCTATTTGCTGTGCAGCGGCTTCTGAAAAAGGCTTTAAATCTTTTAAAGTTATTTTATCTAAATCTATGTTACCTAAATCTATTTCTGATTTAACTATTTCAACTATAGATTCAATGTCAGGATTCTTCATAACCTTAAAAGGATCAACATCTATTGTTGTTGCTTCAAGCGAGTCTGATGTTTCGATTTCTGTAGTACCTTCTGATCCTCCATCTAGTTCACTTGTATTAAAAACTACATCACCAAGATCTTTTGCTCTTTCATATATTATGTCAGCTCTATTACCTAGTCTACCTAAATAAGTTGTTACTTCAAACTCAGGATTATAACCTTCTCCTTCCTCAAATAAAGGCGTTGTTTTACCGGACCAAGACGCTATATCACCACCTATTATAAGCTCAACAATAGCTTGTTTTATTCCGTTTTCATCTATTCCTTTTACACCTCTTCGTTCATAACCTAGCTTACCTTTTATAAATCCAAAATTTGCCTCAACAATTGCTTCAGCTGCAGCGTATTGCTCGTCACGTTGTTTTTGGTCTGCAGGTTTTTTTCTAACTATTATAACTAAATCTTTATTAGTTAAAATTCCTTCTTTAAACCCATCGTAAAGCTCAATGCCTCTAGGTGTTAGTTGAGATCTTTTACCTTTTTTAGCTGTAATAACAACTTCATCAAGAGTTCCCGCGCCTTCACCTTGCCAAACGTCGGCGTCCATTATACTATTTAAAGCATCGACAGTTAGTTCCCCGTTATTCCAAGCGTCTGCCATAGTTTGAAAAAACTGTAAAGCTCCATCTGGTCCAGAAAAATCCATATTAAAATCAGACTCAGTACCTGCTTTGATAGCGTTATTCACACCAAACCCTAGTTTATTCCATAGATTAAAACTAGACGCTTTTTTTATATTTATTCTTCTACCAGAAAGCTCCTCTAAAAACGCCATAACAACTTCATCTGCTTTAGATGTGTCAGCTTTTTGAGTTATTCTAGTATAAGCTTTAGGGTCGTTTTCTGCTAAATAATCTAGTATACTCTGAGCAACAGGTATAAATGCATCAGAGTTAGTGCTAAGAGCTTCTGAAGCTATAACATGGTTTAATTCGTGAAACGTAGTTTCGCTAGCTTGATTAGCTACTGAATTTGTTTGACTCACCACAACATCATAAACTAATTTAGTATCACCATTAGCCGTTGTTACTGTTGATACAAAAGTAGTTCCGTTCATTGTACCGTCTTTTATACCTTTTGTAAATTCCTCTAGCTCTACTTTTGCTTCTTCTTCTGTTAGATTGTTTTTAGGATCATTAACCCTAGCATCTAGCATTGCCTTATATCTCTTTATTAAATCTGAGTTGTTTCTTTCCAAAGCAAAACTCACATCTAAACCTTTTTGTTTTAAAGATTTTAAAAGATTAAGACCTTTTGATATATTAGCTTCAAACATGTTTGTTATATGAATCTGCTCTGCTTCATTAAATATTTGACTTTCAGAAGGGTTAATTACGCCACTTTTGTTTAGACTTGCAGCAGCTTCAGCTTTTAATGATTCTCTTTCTGCTTTTGGTAATAAATTAAATGTTTTAGTAAAAGCTTGAGTATATTCGTTTCTAGCAGAAACAGTGAGTTCAAACTCGATTCTTAAAGGCTCTAGTAATTTTTCTTTTGTAGCTCGGTCATAAGCTGGATTCTCATTTATTGCTAAAGCTTTAGCTTGTAGATCAGCTAAACGCTGCATAGCGTCGGAGTATATTTTAAATCCATCTAAGTTAATGTTTTTTAGCTTAGGTTGTAAATCTAATAATATACCTTCATTTGCTCTTAACAACCCTTCTTGCTGACCTAGCATGTCTTGTACTTGCTCTTCAGTTAAACCTTTTCTAATAGTTTTTTCTTTAAACCTGCTGTCATATAACGATGCTTCTATGGTGTTCCACAAAGCTACATTGTACTTAAACTCAGCATTCATTTTAGGTGTTGATAAGGCGCTCATTATACCTCCAGCAAATTGAGGCGCTACATACATTGTATTTGCAAAAACTAAAGACATAAAACCAGCTTCTTTCATACCTGTAAAAATAGGTCTTCCATCTATTATATTCTGTCCTGCTTGAGTTAAAGCTACCTCACCTGCAACATCTAATGCTACTAACTTAGCATACTCAGGTAGGCCATTCATTCTTCTTCTTCCCCAAGCTTTTATTCCAGCTTCTAGTTTTTCGCTACCTACAGTTCCAGCCCATTTACCTTTTAATGCTTTAAAAATTTTCCAATTAGGCAATTGTCCACCAACAAACTCTAATGAACTATACCCTAGCATTGCAAGATTCATATCATCAAAATCATACTGTCTACCACCGTTTAACATTTCGTTATATCTTTCTCCAGCGTACATACCTCCAGAAGTACCAGACGCAACAGCCATGCCAAGATACGGGTTTCCAGTTACATAAGTAGTACCTATCATAGCGGCATAAAATGGAGCCATTTCCAGACCTTGATCAAATAAGTATTCACCCATATTTCCCAAGCTACTAAAAGCATTATCAAAAGTAGGTGCTTCTACATATCTTTCTTTTCTTTTATTTCTATAATCTATAAAACTAGACTGTATTTCTAATAATTTTTTTTGTTGGTTTTTAATAGACATATCACTTTGTGGAGTACCGCTAGTCATATCTATTAAACCCAGTAATTGTTGTAATCCACCTAAAGCATAACTTGCTGAATTTATTACTAAATCACCTGGTTCACCAAACCCACCAAAGTATTTCTGTAATTGACTATAATTTCTTTTCAACCAATTAATTTCGTAAGAATCACTTACGTAATCTTTTTGATTGTTTATATATGCGGAATAATCTAGTTGTATATCTTCAAAACCAAACTTTAGATCTTTTTTATAAGAATTAACACCCTCTATTCTTTTATTCATTATAGTAAGAGTAGAATTGTATTTTTGCGATAATTCAGTTACGTCAAAACCATTTGCTTGAGCTGTTTTTATTTCTTGAGCAAGCTCTTGTAGTATTGATTTGTCTTGATATATAGCCGTAGTTAGTCTTCTTATATTGCCAGCCGTACTACCTGTTTTTAATTTTTCAAGTCTATCTTCGAAATCTAATCTTTCTTTTAGTTCTTTTCTTTTTATTGTCTCTCCTCTAAACTCAATTTGCTTTGGAAGTTTACCTTTATATATTTGTTCGTTTTTTCTAACTCTATTTAGAACAAAATCAAAAAACTTTAGTCTTTCTTCTTCAGGTAGATTTTCTAAAAAATCTTTTTTTAATTCACCATTAGCAGAATCTATTTTTTTATTTTTTATAATTTCTCTAGCAAGACCATGTACTTGATCTATAGTTATAGGTTTAGAATCAACCACGCTTGAAGCTTGTTGTTTTAGGATCTGTCTTGCTCTATCTAACTCCTCTTCGTAAGGTTGAAATTGATATGAAGTAGGTGATCCACTTGATATGCCCGTTGTAGATGATGTTCCTGCTGAAAAATTTACTTTAGTTACAGGAGTAAAATCAATATCATTAACAAATCTTTCTATTTCAATCTCCTTTTCAGGACTTATAGTAGTGTCAAATACATAGTTGTCATATTTTTCTTCAATAGAACCTATGTAACCAGTTCCTAATTCTTCAACTTCAGAATTTGCGTCTTTATGAGCTTGTATATACTCACTAACTTTTGTGAAATTTTCAAAACCTTTTTTGTTATTTCTTATAGAGTTTCTTAGCTCTGCATGACTATATATATAACCGTTTATTTTGTACTTATTTTTATTCTCAATAAGACCTTGAAGATTAACTTCATCTAAGTTTTCAGAACCCATAACGAGTTCTTTATTATCTTCTACTTTTGCTTCTGTAAATTCTGGTATTTCTATATCATAATCATCTACGTTAAAATCCGGATCTCCAATTCCTAATATTTTAGCTATAGTAGCTGTTCTAAGAGGATCACCTTCAGCGCTAGACCAATTCTCATCACCTATTGGTTTAGAGAAAAAAGTAGCACCTCCATTGTCGTTATATTCTACTTTATAAGCACCAGCTCCTAAATTATAAGTTTTATTTTGTTCAGGTAGATTTACTATTCTAGCTGTTTGTCTAGTTAGTTCGCTTCCAAAAGCTTCTAAATCAAATATTGTTTCATCACCTCTTTGAGTAAAGTATGATTCCGATGTAGAATCTACCGATGTTGATTCCGTATTTTTTTTGTCTGACTCCACAACAGGAATCGCATTCGCAGAGTCTTTTTCTTTTTTTGATGCTTCGTTTGTTTTTATAGCTGTTTCTTTAGTGTCATCTGAAAAATTATCCACATTTAAACTACCATCATCTTTAAATAAAGACTTATCCTCTTCTTTCTTTTCTAAAGGTTGATTAGCTAATTTCCACTCTTTTATTTTAGCTTTAATTTCTTCTTTACCTAAACCTTGCTCTTGAAGTGAAGCTACGTATTTTTGTAATTCGTTCATTAAATTTAGTTTAATTCGTTATCGTCTAAAAATTTTTGTGCTTTAGCTTTTTTAGCTTCTGCTAAATCAAACACAGCCGCGTCTTCTTTTACGCTTGGTATTTGATTAGTCATAAACTCTTTTAAATAATTATATAAAAAATATTCTTTATATTTTTTAGAAAATAATACTTTTTTATCTTGTTTTAATGGAAGATCTTTTTCATAAGACCAAGATTTACTACCAGCATTAGCGTCTTGAACCATTTGATCGTCTTCATCAGCTGTAGATCCTTGACCAATATAAACATTCCAAGCAGCAACAGCATCTTGTTCAGAGCTTAATAAACCAGAAACCTCAGCATTTACAAAAGGATCTATTTTAGCTGATATTTTCTCTATATCATATTTTAAAATATTCCTACCTTTTCCATTACCAAGATCTATTATTTCGTAATCTGGCTCACCTTCTTCGTTTAATAATATAAACTCTTCGTTAATTTTAGCGCTTGGTAATAATTCTTCTTTTTCGCTGTCTATCATTTCAGCTGCAAATAAACCAACTTCAGTCAACAGTCTTAGCATGTCTTTGTTTATATTTGGAGTTGACACAACTAAAGAGGTGTCTGAATCTACTAAACTTTTTAAAGTATCACTATTAACTTTAAAGTCTTTTTTAAAACCTGGACCACTAAAAATTATTTCTTGACTACCATCTTGAAGTAGATTTAATTGAACGTTATAGCCATCTGTTTTAGAAAACCCTGGACGCTTCTTTAATATACATTGAGCTACTAAAAAACTATAATCATTATTAACATCATAATTATCATCTTCCGTAGCTTCTAGTTCTGCATTTAAAGATTCCATAAACTCTATAGACTTTGCTGGAGCAGCTTCTAATTGTAACAACATTTTATTTTCAAACGTACAATAATCATCTTCACATTGGTTGTTTTGTATAGCTAATTTAAGCTTAGCGTATAACTTTCCAGTTTCTTTATAAGCGTTGTTAAACAGTCCAAAATCTGAATCATTAGCTGAAGCTACATACTCTTTATTATAAGCCATAACATCACTTTGTAACATTTGCTTTATAACAAGATTCATGGTTATATTTTCGTTTTCCATTTTTTAATTTTTATTCGGCTCCCATTCTTTGACCACCTAATTGTGCTAAACTACCAAACATACCTGTTATAGCGCTAGTTTGATCAGCTCCAGCTTGTGCTTCGGCTCTTGCAGCTCCAGATATTTGAGAAGCAACTCTATTCATTTTAGCAACTTCTCTTTGCTCTGTAGCTCCAAAAACAAATTGCTTACCAGCTGCCTCAGCTTGTTGTATTCTTTGACCTTCACTAAGTTGAATTCCTTGCAGTCTTCTTGCTTCTGCTAGTTTTTGCATTTCCATTTGTTGTTGACCTTGAGCTCTTTTATCTTCATTTGCTTTTTCTTGTGCCTCTATGCTAGCGGCTACGCCTTGTTTAGATTTTAAAGCTGCTTCAGCTAAAGCTGTCGCTCCACCCGCGCTAGCTCCAGTTGCTCTTAACGTGTCTAACGTGTTAGCTAAAGCTATATTGCTTTGATCTATTTTCATTTCAGCAGCTTGAGTTGCTACGCTTAAATTTGCAAAAGGATTACTTATTTTATTAGACAAATCTTGAGCTATACTAGATAAGTTTGTAATGCCTTCATACGGGTTTATAACAGCTTGTCTATTATTTTCAAGTTCTGTCAATTTTTTCTGAAGCATTTTTCTGCGCTTGCGTGCTCTTCTTTTAGCTCGTCTAGCTTTACCTCCGCCAATAAGACCGCCAGCTATACTAGCTACGCCGCTACCTACCATTATATAACTCATTTTTTATCTATTTTTTTTGTTTCATCTTGTTGTAAATAATACTGTTCGTATGTATCAACAACGTTATTTTTTTCTAATTTTTTAATGTCTTTTTCATTAGTGGGATTAGAAAACACATTTGTAAATATACAATCTTCTAAAGCATAAACAGCTCTTTTAATACCAGGTTTAGATATTATAGTAGTAGGAGCTTCTATAACTTGTCTTCCATTTTCTTCATCTACAATGATCATTTTGCCTTTTAATAAAAAACTAACATGCTCATGTAAATGTATTTTTCCAATAGCAAATATATCTTTAGGTATAGTTATTTCCCTTATATGCATGCCCTTTGCAAAAGTATTTTTAACAGGGCAATTATCAGTATCTCCAAAAAAAACGTCTAGATCTTCTGAGTTTTCTAAACTTGTTTGGAAATCAACTATGCTATTTCTAATTTTTTTAGCTAGTTTATTCATTTAATTTTATTTAATAAGATGATTCGTTGTATTCTGTAGATACAGCAAATAATTCGTTTTTATCAGTATCTGAAGCATTTGTAGCTGAAAAAACAGCTGTTGCAAAAAATCCTTTAACACCAGAAACTTGACCGCCATAAACAACTTCACCTTGATTAACAGACGATGTGTTAATTAAATCTGCAAAATACTTGTTTTCTTTTGATTTAAATATATTCTGTAAAACTTGAGCTTCCATTTGAGCTAAAGTAGTAGGTATTACATTAACGCCTACAGGTGTTACTGTGTCATTGTCACTTGTAATAAAACTATTTAAAGCCCAATTATTGTCTCCTTCGTAGTTTATAGTTCTAAATCTTTTAACTAAAGAAGGTTGTTGATTAAATATAGTTGTAATAGTTGAATCAGTGGATCCACCTTGAGCTCCATTATAAAAAGTTGCTCTGTTTACTGCTGTTGAATAATGTTGAAATATAGCTCCACTGTGTGTAGTATAAAAGTTATTTTGAACACTAAATAATTGATTTGGTAAATAATTATACCTACTAGTCCAACCATTTACTTTTTCATCAAAACTAAGTGTTGTAAATGTTCCTTGAGAAAATTTATTTTTTTCATATAACGACAAAGTGTAACACTTATTGTATATATCCCATCCAGCTCTAACTCTATCATCACTTAAATTAGCAAAAGCATCTCTAAAATAATCATACATACCAAACGCAGATATTTCAGTTATACCATTATTACCTAATCTTAAAACAGCACCCTTATCTTTGTCTGTAAAATATTTATTATAACCATATATTGCAAAGCTTTCTGGATTTCTACTTATACCCCAATCACCTGTATAAGGTTGTATTCCACCAATAACAACATTTGAAGCTGTTTGAACTGGTTGACCTTCTTGTGTGTAAATAGCGTCTTTGTCTATCAAAGCTCTGTTAACTTTTCTCTCTTGGAATATAGTTAAATTAGTGTCTTCAGCATAAAGTTTTTGTATCGAGCCTTTGTGAGGATCAACTGTTCTTGTTATGTCTGCGCCAGAAGGAAAAACATTTGTTTGGTTTATACCTGTTCTTGAGTTAAATATACCTGAGTATATTATAGAAGATGGTCTAGGTTTTTGAGCATTATCTTCAGAAGCTAAAAAAGCTCTAGGGGCTAAACCAGTTTGCACATTGTTATAACCTCCTTTTATTCTTGACTCTTCAACAAACCAATTATAACCAGCAGGTACACCAACTCTATTTATTTTTTTTAAAACGTAAGTATTGTAATATTTAACTCTTATAAACGTCATAATTTATTATTACTTGTTTTTTTTAATTTTAACATACTATGGTCCAGCTGCTATAGGCACCGCTGTTTGATAGTATTGAGTACCAACCGATGTTCCTCCGCTTACATAAAAAGGATCTTGTGTTACAGGATTTATTGTAGTTGCATTAGTCGCGCCAGCAATAGTAACATTTGCTCCACCTGCTTGACCTAATTGAGTAGTCCATTGTAGTGTAAATGTAGCACCTGTAAAATACTGAGTAAACTGCGCTCCAAAATTAACCATAGCAGAATTACTAAAATCATAAGTACCAGCAGTACCACCACTTGACGGGCTTTTTTGACCTGGTCTTACTCCAGCTGATTGCTGCACAGCATTAGGAGTAAAAGCTTTTAATCTACAAACTACAACAGAATAAGTCCCAGGTGAAGTTGTTATTGTTTGGTTTATGTCTGCTTGAAAGGTAACTGGGCCGTAAGTACTAGCCCAAGCTTGACCATCTGGTTTTTCACCTAATTGACCTGTGTTTCCTGGAGCAAAAGGTTGACATCTAGCTGTAGCTGATCCTTGATTAGCACCACTACCAGGAGATAATATAGCCCAAACATCTACGTCAGTTGTTGTCCAGTTTTGTATTTGACCTAACCATTTTGCAAAAGTAAAACCTGGGCCACCTGTAATAGCGCCCCAAGATTGAGAATTTGAATTACTATTTGGAAAACCAAGTCTAGGTACTTGACCATACGTAGAGGTATTACTTGCTTTTTGATTGTACGCTTTTGTAATTACTTGACCAGTATAATTTGTAGCAGCACAATTATAGCATATTGTAAAGTCTACAGTATCACCATATGTGTCGGTTAATCTTAATCCATAACAATAGTTATATCCAGCTTGAGTACCAGCGCTTGTAGCATTCATGCCAAAAACCCAATAACTAGGTTGGTTACCACTTCCAGAAGGAAAAACATTTGAAAATTGAGGACTTATACTAGCTATATCACTTATAGGGTTGTTTCCTGTTGAATCTAAATCACCATAGTAAATAGTAGGATTAGTTCCAGCTCCAACCCAAGTTTTAGTACAATTTAATATAGTATAACCTGAGTTAGAAGGTGTTCCGTTAAAAGTTCTTGAATTATCACTAGTATGAGCCTGTTGTAAAGCATATGTATTTGCTGCACAACCATTAGACCCTATAGGTGTTGCTGCTGGACCTGTTGGACTTGAACTAGTATAATTTGGATTAGGAACAATTACTGTAGTACTAGAAGCTGTGCTTGGTGCTATATCAAAAGTAGAAGGTACATTTTGAACTAATGGACTTGAGTTTTGTAATTGTAAATCTATTGTTTGGTCAACAGTTACGCCATCAGCCTGAGTCCATCTAATATTTATTTGAAAATTACCTCTAGTGTCTGTGTCAAATAACGTTTCACCTGACACAGCTCCGTTTCCTGCATAAAACGTATCTAGCGTTTGTATAGCATAACCACCACTACCATCAGCAACTAAACCAAGTCTATTTGTTCCGTTTGGTCCATAATCTATACTAGTATCTATAACATTATTTGGATATGATCTAGAAAATATACTTAATATTTGTAAAGTAGCTGTTGTTACTTGTTGCCCACTTGCTGTAGGATAAAAATAAGATGTAACAACTGTACCTATTGGATCATTTTCAGTTAAGTCTTTTACTGCATTATTCCACGTGTTACCTGTTATATCAGTGTTTTCATTTTGTACATCTAAGTTTAAATCAGATATTAAACCTGTGGTTGATGTTTCGTAAAATAATTCTAAAGGAGAAACTAAAGGCGTTGTTTCTAATACAGCTAATCCCATGTTAGGCGGATAAGGATAGTTACCTGTTCCTGAAGCTGGAGTAGCGTAATCACTTTCTGGAATACCAACTCTTAAATTAGTAGAAAACTTAGCTAACATAGGTTGACTTTCATCGTCATATATAGCTTCTTCTTTTATATTAGGGGCAGTTCCTCCATCAACTGGAGCAGGAAATAAATCACTAACAGTACCTATTAACTCCACTTTATCAGGCGAAGTAGCTGGATCTATTTGTTTATTTACAGCAAAAAACCCAGCTGGCGCTGAATTTACATGAACTATGTTAGTAACTCTTGGATAAACTTTAGCATCACTAGTAAATTGAACATCTCTTGGCCCTACTGACTGTAGATCTCTAGGTACTTTATTTATATTATCAGATATTAAAGTTACAAAACCTATTTCATCTAGCTCTAACGTTTCATTTACAACTGGATAACCATTTATTATACCAGGTAAATAAACATTATAATAATCTTGTTCTATTTGTTTAACACCAAACTTATAGCTATAAAAACCTTTTACATTAATATCGTATGTAGCAAATACTTCTTCCGTTCCATTGGTCCATGTTTTTTCAGGTCTAGTTGTAGGTGCTCCATTATATAGGTAACTTTTATTCACTTGTTCTTCAGTCATAAAGTCTACCTTATAAACACCGTCTGTATCACTTGTTGGAGTAGCTGAAACTATTTCTGTATAATCTATGTATTGTCCAGACAAGTATTTACCTACTCCAAAGTAGTTTTCCCATTGTGCAGGAAACTCTGGAAACAAAGGCCTAGCGGCACTAGCACTAGCAGTTGTGTAACTATAAAGATTTTGCGTAGTGTATAGTAATTGCACTTTTACATTATGATTTAATGTTATTCCATTTGTAAAAGTTATTCTTACTTTTCCTGTTACATTAGAAACAGCATAACCTAAGTTACTATCAGATGGATCTCTTAAAACATAACCATCTCCGCTATTAACATAAACACTTAGTGTATTTGCGCCAGCCTGTGAGTCTGCGTAATCAATAGCTTGTGTTGTAAAAACTGTTTGACTTGCAGTTGCTGTAAAATACTGAGAGCTATTACTCCAGAAATAAGGATACCTAGCATCAGTAGTTGACTCCATTTTAACAGTAAAATAATTGCCTTGCGCGTAAGCTCCAGGATATGCTCCAGATTCATTTTCTGGTATTGGCTGTAGATAATTAACTTGAAGAGTATCTCCTGTCCAAGCATCTATATCATTAGTAAAAGATAAGGGTTTATAATCACTAAAATAATTAGAACCTGCCTGAGGTTTTCCTTCAGAATCTAATCTAGCATCTTGAGAGGATAATATTATATCTGTTTGTCTACCAAATTTATCTGCAAGAACTATACCTACTTGATAGTTTCTATTTTGTTTTAATGAGTGTTGAGGATATTCTACAAATTGTTGTTGTGATTTGTTGGTGACATCAACATAATAATCTAATGATCTAGGAGCTGTCCAACCTTCTAAATAATTAGAATACATTACTCTATTACCAGTAATTTCTTGAGCTAAAGCTTGTACCGGAACTTTATCAAATACTCTTGATGTTTCAAAAGAAGGTAATGTAGTTATTGGAATTGTAGACTGATAGTTGTATTTGTATATATTAGTGTTGTTTAAATTATTTATAAAGTCCTGGTCAACAGTTATTGACTCTAAAACTTGATAAGATAATTTATCAGACTCTTTAAATATAATATCAATTGCTTTTATTTTATATTTATCTATTATATCAATACAAGGTAAAGGTATATTTAAAACAGCATTGTTAATAGAATTAGTCATAAATTCTACAACTGTTGTTATAAAAGCTTGGTTTTCGTCATCATTAACAAATTTACCTTCTTGAAAAGGTATAAAAACATCTTGACTAAAAGGCGCTACTACAGAATATTCGTTGTCGTTAAATTTAAATCTATAACTAAATCTAACAAATTTTTCTGTTAAAAAATCTTCATCACCATTCCATCCTTGATACTGCTGACTTGCATCTTCTACAACTCTTATAGACATACCCGCTTTAGTATCTGTTTGACCAGACACATCAGCTGTAGCAGCTGTAGTATCACTATATTTAACAAAAGGAGTATTAGATCCAGCGGCAGAGTCGCTTGTCCAATAGAAAGCATTACCAGTTATATGCTGAAAAGTATTAGAACTTGTGTTTGGTCTATAGCCACCAGGTCTAACGTTTAAACCTGATAAATTGCTACCTGGATTATTAGCCCAATAATTTATACTTTTTTGCTGAGTCATTGAGTCAGCTTGTACAATAGTTGTCCATTCTGCTAGACTTGGAACTTTAAATCCTATTGGAGCTAAACCTCTAGGATCTATAACCGCCCATTTGTTATATAAAAAACCATAAGTTACTCCGTTTCCAGTATAGTCTTCATAAATACAATATGCGCCTACTTGAGCAGAGTCTTTAGCATCCCACTCAGCAACTGTAAACAAAGGTCCATCTATTTGATCTCCATTTCTATATTTTGTTACAGCTAAGTTTTCATTAGAAACTGTTAATATATTAGCTCTAACTGTTGATGGATCAGAAGCATTACTCATAGTTGATGGCTTTAAATCCGTAGTACCGTACCAGTTAGTCTCTGTATCTCTTAAATTTATGTATTCAGGTGGGTTTATAGGAGCAAATTTAGCAACAGATATTTGATCTTCGTTATAATAATAGCTAGAATCACTTTGCGCTCTATTTACGTTTATTTTTCTAGGTTGATTTCTATTGTCTGTCCAAAAAAGTAAATCTTCAACTAAATTAATACCTGTAACACGATGTGATTTAGAAAAATTCAACCAACTACCACTAACTAAAACAGTCGTGGTACCTGTTTGATTACCTAAAGTTATCATTTCAATAGAACAATTAGCAGTTGTAGGTGCTGCTGAATTAGAATTATGATCTGTTTTAAGATAATAAACAACGCGGTTAGTATCATCAACTACATATCCTATTATTTCAGCATTAGTTGAAGTTACGTTTCCTACTAATTGATTACCAAGTATAGCCTCTAGCGCACCAACGTCACTAGCTTCTGATCTAGATATAGCAACATTAGTAGCGTCTCTATATTCGTTATTTGGAATTAATCGCTCATCTAAGTCTTTGTTCATTTTAGACTTAATGAAACTATTTTTACCTTCTGCCATTTAATTTTAGTGTTTTATCCATTTAGACTTACCTCTCATAACTTGTACTATTTCGTCAAGTTTAATATTAGACAGTCTTATTTTAGCGTTTCTTAGCTTAGCACTTTTTTCTTTTCTTAATCTTTGAACTATGTATTCTTGTACATTTGCTCTACCTGCTAATACATTATATAGTATATAAGCATATAATGCATCTTCGGCCATCTTAGGCACCTTGGTATCCATGTCATAAGCTAAACCGTCAGATACATATTCTATTATTACAAGTTTGTCAACACAATTGCTAGAAAAAGTAAATCTACCTTCTCTTTCATTAATACCAAACCAACCGTTTGCTTGTGAGTACTGAGGATCTAAACCATAAAGTCTTCCCCAATTAAAAGGTCCATTTATACCATAGTTGTCCCAAGCATAACCAAAGTTATCCCAGTTTTGATACCATGTTCCGTTTATTAATTGAGTATTAGCTTGACCCCATCTTTCTTCTGTTATAGATGTTCCTTCTGTATTTTCACCATGACTGTCTTGAGTAGGTTGTCCAGCAGAATCTTGTAGAAAAGTATTATATGGATTTGTAGTTAAATTGTTATTAGGGTATAAAGGTCTTTTTACACCAAAACCATCTATATAGCAAATACTAACATAGTTAACATAGTCTTGAGGTATTGTTAAAGAAAGTGAATCTGGAATTGTTAATTCAGATGATTTAATACTTTTTAATGTATCGTAGCTAAATTCTTGCAAACCTCTTTTAGCATGAAATATTATATCTGTTCTTTTAGCTTCTGGTATTAATTTATCTTTACCTACGTAACCTACTAAAAAATTACTTACAATATCATTTAACTTAACGTAAGCATAACTACCATAGTTGTTTTCTACCGTTTGACCAAAAGCTTTTTCGTTATCTGTGTTACCGTATTTACCTCCATTTAAAGATTTTAATTGAACAACTATATATATATTAGCGCCTGGAGCAGCATTTAATATTAATGTTTTACCATCAGATCCTACTGACATTGCTGTTGTCCACTCTGACCAAGTACCAGCAAAACCACTAGAACTAGTATAAACTTTAAAATTATTTAAAACATAATCAGCATTTGTAGTGTTCCAACTACCTGCACTACCCATTTTTAAATCTGTGTCAAAACTAGTAACAAATTCTTGATTTTGATCGTTTGCGTTGTTACCTCTGAAACCTTGTGATCCAGCGTAGTATTGTTGATTTGTTTCTGTTATTAAACCCATTATGATCTTTGATTTTGTTGTTCTTTGGCTACCTCTGCAGCTGCAACTTCAATTATAGTTCTGTCTTTTATAACAACCCCAGCGTACATTAATATTTGCAATATAATATTTGTTTGCTCTGTATCATCGAGCTCAAAGTCCACTGAGTTTGTATTATCATATTCGTAATAACCATTTGTTGATGTAAAATTCCACATTACATCTGCTGGTTTTTTAATATACGTAGCCTGTACTCTGTCTAAAATTGTTTGTGGATGTATTATTATTTGTTTATTTTCATACAAATAAACTGGGAAATAATCTGTAGGCTTACTAATAGGTGACATGTTTAATTGTGCTAGCTTGTTTCTTTGTATTGGCTCTACTTCTCTATCATCTCTATATAAAACAGTTCCTAATTTATAAAAATCATTAGGATACAATGTTATAACTAAATTATTAGCATTGCCAGCAGGTAAATTACCAGCTAATAGTGTTAGTTGTCCACCTATTATAGAATAATTGTTAGCAGGATAAACAACGCCTAAATAAGTCACTATTACATTGCTAATGTCTACTTGTGTTTGAGTTATAGTTGTTAAGGTATATACTGATTGAGTACTAACTGTTGTAAAGTTTTGTACGCCGCTGGGTGTTCCTGAAGAAGCTGGAACACTAAAATAACCAGGAGTGGTTGCGGTAGGAGCTGTATAAGCACAATCGCCTATTCTTTTAAATATATCTAATTGTTCTTGAGCGTTTTTAAGTCTATTAGCATATTCTGTTTCATTTTGCAATACACGTGTTTGTTGATTAATAGTTTCAAAATAAGTGTCTATTATTTCTAATTGAACTTGCGTTGCTAGCCTATTAAACTCACTTGGAGTTAGATAACCTCTTTGTTCTTTATTTGTTATTAATAAGACTGTTTTGTATACTTGATCTACGTTTACTGCCATTTTAAATATTTTTATACTAAAAAGGCGGCCGAAACCGCCTTGTATTAGTATCACATGTTTTTATAGTTTTTTATCTATAGATCTATAAACCTCTACACCTTCATCAGTTTTTAACCAAGCAGCAAATGCAGAATATGGATTTTCATCAAAAGGTACGTTCATTAATTTTCTACCGTTTGATCCCCATGTAAATGATCTTTGATCACCAGATAACTTAATTATGTTAGCTTCAACTGCTCTTATAGCAAAGTTTCTAAGCTGTACGTTTTCATCTTTAGCTAGACTTATAAATAATGATGGATTATTTCTAGCAAACAACATTAAGTCTCTTCTTAATTCTTTAGAGCTCATAGTGTTTACTTTAGAGCCTATTTCAACTCTTAGTATTGCTTCTGCAAAATCTACATCCATTTCTCTTGCTGCATTTAAAGCGTCTACTTGAAGATCTAATACATCTAATTCATCTTCGGCAACAGCAACAGCGCTAAATTCTTCATAAACTTTATTTTTTAAAGGGTGATATAAAGATAATAGCTTTTGTAAATTTTGTTTAGATTTCTCTACTACCATTTTACCGTCTTTAAATATAATATGCCCCATAGTGCACTCTCCGTTTTGTTCATCTACAAGCGGTGAGTCTTGATTTGTTGCGTATCGTATTTCTCTTTGCTTACCTGATTCTTGATCAAAATAAAGCAGCGCATGCTTTTTTGTGTGCCTACCAGGTATTGTATAGGTTAAAGGAGTTTTACTTCCTTTAAGATAATAGATTCTGTCTTTTATTTCCCAACTAGGTTTTGTTGGTTTTTTTGGTGCAGTTTTTACTGCTACCTCTTGAGGTGCAACCTCAACAGCTTCTGCTTTAGCTTGTTTAGCCATAATATAATATAATATAAATGTTAATAAGGGTAATAATTACCCCCGTCAGTTCAACGAGGGTAAGAATTACATTAATGTTGAATCAATTAGATTCCTTTGAATAATACAAAGTTGTTAGCAGCTTGAGTTACTAAACATCTTTCTGATAGGAAGTTTACTTCCATAGCATCAAGAGTTGAAGTAAATGCACCACCAGCAGAACCAGTTAACCAAGACTTCATTCTTCTGTCGTCAGCTTGTGAAGCTCTGTAACGTACATGTAAGAAAGGTCTACGAATATTAGTTCCTAAGATTTGGTCATATACTGTTGAAGTTCCAGCAGGAATTAATACACCTTCAATTGAATTAATACCATTGATAGCACCACGTGTAGAAGCGTCATTTAAGTATTTCCAATCAGTTTTGTAAAAATCGTAAGAACCTCTTCTGAATCCTGAGAATCCAAGGTTAAGAGCCATTTCTTCTGAGTTTTCAAATAAACCAAAAGCAGTTCCTCCAGCGTATCCACCAGAGATGCTAGCTAGCATATCATCAAAATCAAGAGCAGTTTGTCTTTGTAAGAAAAGCATGTTTTCTTCAATAGCACCTTGAGTATCTAAGTTTTTAAGAATAGCATCGAACTCATCAAGACCAGCAGCGGCTGTAAATCCTGATTGTACGTTACCTCTAGCTTGGATAGCAGCAAATAAACCTTCAGATCCTGGGCTTGCAGCAACTCCTGCAGCACCACCAACTTGGTTAAATTCAGCTTCTACCATACTCATTTCTAGGTAATCTTCAAAACGTAGTCTTGTTTCAGACTCAGCTTTTAAGTACCATAAGTATCCAGATGTTCCGTCTTCAGTTGCAACTTCTACCCATCCAATTTGAGCCATATCAGATCCAGATACTACGTATTGGCTTCTTAATATGATTGGTGAATTAGAGTATTGAGTAAGCTGAGGATCAACACTTATACGTCCTTGGTTTAAAGCAGCAACGCTACCTTGAACAGTATCAGTTCCTTTTCTGTAATCAGAACCGTATACAAATACTTTTTTATCTGCAGCAACTGACCATCCGTTTCCAGCAATAAGAGCTACATTATCAAAAGTTTGTACAGTAAGAACTTGAGCACCAAGTCCAGAAGCTGCGTAAGCACCAGAATCAGTAACAATAGCTTTAGCTTCAGCTCCAGTTACAGGATCTAAAATAACAATTGTATCATTAATAGAAACAACGTTAGCTTGTGCAGCTGGTAAAGTTACAGCTGTATCATTTCCAGCACCTGGTCCAGCAGCTACACCTACACCAGTGTAAGCGATGTGTAATCTATTTTGTTCAGACCAAATTACTTGATCAGATGTCATTGGCATTTCAGCGCCAACCATACGTAAAAAACCAGATAACGTTCTGTTTCCATAACGCTCTACTTCTTGTTCGTATACTTCAGGTAAGTATTGTTGTGCAAAGGTGTTTGTATCACCAGCACCACCACCACCATTAAATTGTAGGTAGTTGCTGTTCAATACCTCCTGAACTTGTGAAGGGATTAACCCTCCGAATTGTGGAGATAAACTCATAATTTTAAGTTTTTAATTAGTTAAATTTTCTTGTTTTTATTTTTAATTTTGTAGAATCAGCACCACTAATTGATTTTACTTTAAGACCGTTTATAAAAACATTACCTTGTTGAGATCTTGCTTTTGTATCAGTTAAATTCTTTGATTTATTAACCACTTCTTTAACTGCGTCGGCTTTACCTTGTTCGTAAAAATGAGCGGCAATCTTATCTACATTTTCAGCAGCATACATAGCTTTGTGATAACCTTTCGTATCATTAACATTACCTTCGCTGTCTAGAAACTTTCCGACAAGGTTTGTTAGATTTGATTGGTTTTCAGCAACGTTTTGAGCATTTTGAATATTATATTTATACCTTTTATCTCCAACTTTAATATCGAAACCTTCGAAATCGTCATTAAATAATTTTTTGGTATTTTCTTTAAACTGCTCATGTTGCAACGTAGCCTGTTCTTGTTGCTTGTTATATCGGTTGAAAAAATCCATAGCTTTTTGTTGTTCCTGAGTGACGCCCGGTCTCAACTTGATCTCGTCGTAATATTTACTCTTTGTTTCCTCTAAAAAACCTTTGGCTTTTGCAACTTCTTCTTTAAACGCAATTTTCTTTTTGCGTATATCTTTTGGTTCGTCTAAATCTTCATCAAATGAAAAATCTTCTAACAAAAGATCAATATCTTCACCTTCTAAATAAGGTTTATTTTTTTTGTAATACTCTTTTAATAATGTTTTATCATCTATTTTAGAATAATCAGTATTAAGTCTAGTGTAATCTTCTATAGTTCCACCAGTTTCTTCCATAAAGCTAACTAGTTTTTCTATGTTTTCTGGTAGTTGTTTACCTAAAACCTTTTCATCTCTAATAGCTTCTTTAACTTCTGCTTCAACTTGTTTAACTTCAGCTTCTGTTATTTCTTTGATTGCAGAAAACCCTTCAGTAGTCTCGTTGGACTCTTGTACAGGTTCTTCCACCTTAACGCTATCTCCGGATGATGTATCTCCAGATACTTCTTTTGTTTCTCCGATTTGAATGGCATCTTCTTCTTTTTTTATTTCAACCTTAGTAATATTATCTGGTACCTCTACTAAAGGTTCTTTTGGATTAACATTTACTTTTGTAATGTTATCTTTTGTTTCTACTAATTTTTTAGGAGTTGTTTTCTTTTTTAATTTAAACTCACCTTCCTGTTTAACAGGTTCATTTGTTTTTACTTCTTCTGACATAATATAATATAATTAAATAATTAATAATACAGTTTAAATAACTGTAGGAAACGGCTGAAGGCTATTTTCTGTTTCAAAATCAATAGGTCCTGTGTCGTTTTTTCTTTGGCTTATCATTTCACTCTGTTGAGTTGCTTGAATTTTTGTTCTTTTATCTTTTCTGTTTTCTATTCTATTTTCTTTTGCCTCCATGCTTTTTACGTCCATTTGCTTCAACTGCATGTCGTATTGAAATTGCTGTTGTAGTCTTTGTTGCTCTATTTGAGCAGCGATTTGCATACGTTCAATTTCCATTTGGCTTTTAGCTTGTTCGTATTGAACATTAGCACCTGATATAGCTTCTTGTTTTTGAACTTCTGCCATAGCTGTTTTTTCTGCAGTGTCCGCTTGAGCAGCAGCTTGAGCTTGTATATTAGCTTGCTGAGACTGTTGGTCTTGGATCATTTTTTGCTTACGTTTTATTTTAAGCATTTGGTTTGCTAGTTTAAGATTTTTAATTTGTCTTAAATCTATAGCGTCTTCAAGATCTATACCACCTGATTGTAAAGCTACTTGTATATTTTCTTCTAATTTTGCTTGTTCTTCTTCATCTGGTTCTAGTTCTAAAAATATACCAAAATCATGTAGATTTAAATTATTAACTTCTTGTAAAGTTTCAACATTATAAGTTGATATGGAATTTTCTAAAGCTTGTCTCGTTAATGGAAACTCTAAAGCATCTGAAACTTTTAAAGCAATATTTTCTGCTATTTTTAAAGTTAAATATAAACTAGACTGTTTGATGTGTCTAGTTGCTACATTAGAAGCATTAGCCGCTATTTTTTGCAACCCAACAAGTGTTTGTTTGTCAGGCGTACTACCATCTCTAGCCTCATTAAGTCCTGTCACATCACGTATCATTTGTAAATAATACTGATAAGTAGTTATTAGACTTTGTATTTTTGCTTGACCATTAGAACTATTTAATTCTTGTATAGGTACTTTACCGTGATTAAACTCGCCATCTTGTGTCATTGATCTACCTACAATAGAACCAGTTTGAAAATACATATTAAGCGCTTCGGCAGGATTATAATTAGTACCATTGCCCAGGTCAACTTCCGCAAGCCCATCCATGTCTAAATAAACGCCATCTGGCACCATTCGAGATAAAACTTGTTGTAATTTTAAATGAGTTAATTGTATTATATCAGCAAAGCCAACACACTTACTTACTAAAGATTCTATTTTACCTTTGTATATTCTAGGCGCACATATAGCGTAATTCATTTCTACTTTTGTAGTATCCGCGTAAGGTCTAGACATGTTTTCTGCTAACTCCCATTTTAAAAGAGTATTTGTTCCTAAAACCTTAGCTCCGCTATATAAAACCTCTATAGATCTTGATACTCTTTCAAAGTTATCATTTTCAGGTGGATTAAAACTATCATCTTTTTCAATAGCTTTCATTAAACCTTGATCTGTTTGTTTTATTTTAAATACTTGATTGTGATATGTTTTGTAATCAAAATATAACACTTGAACTGTATTTTCGTCGTAATCACCCCAACCAGTAACATAAGATTTGTTACCAGGCATAGCTTGTATTCTCTTTAACTCATCTTCACTGATATCTGGAAACTCTTTTTTTAACTCTGGGATTGTTATAGCTTTTAACTCACCTACATAGTATATGTCTTCAAAATTTGGATCTTCTGTATAAGAATGCACAATATAAGCAGGATCAACGTAATCTATAGTAACTCCATTAGCTGTGTTAAAGTTAGTTTTAGCAGCAGCAATACCGCAAACTGTCAAGTCCATGTTTAACCTGCGTCTCACTAAGTCGTATTTGTTTTGAGCTAATATAGAAGATATAGCCTCTTCTTCTGCTATTTCAACTGATTGTTTATAACTTAATTGCATATGAAGTTCTAGTTGCTCAGCTGTTTCTGGAATTACTTTTTTATTAGGTGATTGATATAAATCAACTCCTAGTGTGTTTTTTAAACTATCAAGATATTCTTTAGCAAGCATGTCTTCTTGAAGTCTAGAAGCGTACTCTGTTCTTTTTCTTATAGATTCTGGATCTTGAGAATATGCTTTTATGTCATAACTTTTAGAAGAAATACCATTAACTACAATGTCAACAAATTTTGATAAAATAGGAACTGGCTTCCAGTCTAAATTAAGATAAGACAAATCGCCATTAATAGACAATTCATCTTTGTATTTTTGTATGCTTTGTTCTCCTCTTGCGTATTGACGAAGTTGATGATAATTGTTCCAATTAGTTAAATATCTATTGCCACTAGTTCTGCCTCGACCAAACCACTCTTGTTCTATTGCTTGTGCAACTTGAGATCCGTACTCCCAACTTGCTTTTTCAGCAGTGCTTACAACTTGGCTAGGAAAAGCGCTATTAGTGTTAGTATATATGTTCATTTAAATAATTTTTGATGTAATTCCTTTGTTATCGTATTTTTTAAAACCTAAGTCTACAGATTTTAATTCTCTTTTAGCTTGAGGTAAATATCTATGCTTGTTGCAAGCCATTAAAGCTAAACCTGTACTGATAGAAGCATCATGTTTAGTTCTATTATTTATATTAAATGTAGCCCAGTCTTCTAAGGTTTTTTGAAAATACATATCGCCATATCCATTTTCTCTTAGTCCAACAAAATGTTCTATGTATGTTTCTATAGCAGCTGCGTGTGCTTGTTTAATGTCTTCACTTGAATTAGGTATACCACCTATCTCTCTTTCTGTAACAGATAATTTATTTCTTTTTTTATCTGGTCTATTCATTGCGTAACCTCTATATCCTCTTCTTTTAAAATGATATAGTAATCTAGGTTTATTATTTTCTACTAATATTGGCATACCGTAAAAAACACAAGCCATAAGTACATCTTCAAAAAATATTTCAGCAGTTTGTGGTCTAGCTATATATTCTAAAAAGAAATGATTAGGCGGAACGTCCATCATGCTAAACTTAGTTAAACCATGTAATGAACCGTTAGATCCCTTACCATCAACCGTTCCTGATATATCATAAGGATCACAACCAAAAGCTCCTAGTGATTCATTTCCTGGATAATTAACTCCATTTTTTATATATCTTACGTTTTGCATTTCTAACGGCGGAACCCAAGTTATTTTAAATCTACCGTTTTTGTTTGGCATAAATATAACTCTAGTATCTTTTTTAGCATCTTCCCATTGAAAACTACCTGTAGTTATAGCTAATTCATTTTTAGAATCTTCATTAAAATCTATTTGTTGGTAAATCTTAGTTAAGTTAAATAAAGATTCTTTTGACTCATCTCTAAAAGCGTGTTTTGTAGTTCTTGGAAATTGTCTATAAAATTCATTTAAACCATCTTGATCGTCTTTAAGTCCTTCTACTTCGTTTTTCCAATATTCTATTACACCTATTTTTATTTTATCACCTTGTGGTCCTTCAATAGGTTTTTTTGGTGTGTCGAATACAGGTAAGCCATAAGAATCAATGTATCCCTCGTAGTTCCATTCCATAGGTATGAACAAAGAATAGAGTCCTGAGCGAGTCTGTCCGTTGCTGTTTCTTTTGGTAACGTCTGAATCATCATACAATTTCTTAAAGTTTCTACCACCTTTATCTAAAGCGTTAGATGTTGATCCCATCATACACTTACCAATAATTCTAGAACCTAGTCTTAAGGTTGTTTTCGTAACCCTCCAGTTGTTGAGGATGTTGTTCGGCCTTTCCCATTTACCGCTCTCATCGTGGACGAGGAGTTTGAGTTTCTCACCATCGTAGGAGTTGTCACCCGTGTTCTTCCAGTCGATTGTGGTGTCCAAGCCCTGGAGTTCGCCCTGTAAGGTTTCGTCTGTGGTCGTGGCGGTAAGTTTACGACGGGTGTACTTGGTTGCGGGGACACGATAGGCAAGCTCGGTCTTTGGCCTGTCCATACCGTCCTGGGTCGGCTTGAAAAAGAATGGGTAATTAACGGATATCGGTACCACCTTGTCTGTAAACATCTTCTTCGCATCAGGTCCAGTCTTAGATAATACTCCATATCTAGAGTCGGAGGATATTGTAGCCAAGTTGACCACCTCTCCTGAGGCCATAAATGAAAAACCGGAACGTCTGTTCTTAAGGTAGCACAGTCCATAGGATCGTATATCGGCCTTGCAAGCCTCCCAGAAAATGAAGAATAATCTATTTGATTCCCGAAAGTCTGGTGCCCCAACGTCAATTTTGCTCCACTGCAAGTACATGTAATGAGTACCAGTAAGGTAAGTAGCAACGCTTTTGTTATAAAACCAAAAACCTTCCTCCCTACGGGTAAACTCTTTATCAATGTAATCATACCATTTTTCTTTAAAATCTTGTGGATATTGCTTCCAGTCGAACGTTGTTTTTATCTTGCTTAAAACCTTAGGATATTCAGTTTTATTCCATTTGTTATTATCAAACGTATGAATATCTTTCTTTTCAGGCAAAGCTATTTTTAGGTTTTGTATTTCATAAACCTCTCCAATTTTACCGGTTTTACTTATCACAACCATGTCGTGATCTTCGTTGTAACCGTATTCCCACTTGTTATACCTATTCATTCTTTTAAGAACCTTAGGTTTTATGTGGTCGGGTAATACTTTATATAGAGTTTGTTGATACATTATTTTTTAGATCTACCTTCTGCAAAGCCTTTAAAATTACTTTGCTTTATTTCTTTTGGTTTTTCATCTAACATATCCTGCTCTTCTTGTATTCTATTTAATATTTCAAAAGCATCAAATATTGCTAATTTTTTTGTTGCTGCTGCATTTTTAAGTCTGTCAGCAGATATATCATCATCTGAATCTACAATAGGTTCTTTAGCTACCTTTATCAACTCCTCAACTGCTATTTGCCCAGCTTGGATTATATTTTTCTTCGTCTCCTTGGTTTTCATACTTAATTACAATATCATTTGATTTCATACAATAAAGTCTTTCGTTATTAACTAAAAACTCCCATTCACCATTTGGTGTATAGCCAACTAAGTCGCCAGGAGTTATTTCTAGCTTGTTTAACGAGCTATTGCCATACTTTAGTATACCAATAAGACTACGCTCTTTATCTAGTGTTAGATCTTGATTATCTTTTATAGGTTGTATAAAACATCTATCGCCAAACGAGTGATAACCTTTATTATTTTTATATAAATAAATTTGATCTATAGCACAAAAATATAAATTATCTTTAAAATAAGATCTACTTTTTTTCTTAACACCTTTCATGTCGTAAAATGTTCTAAAAACATTTTGATG